TGGTGGGCATGGCTAACGTAACGATTAACCAGTGGGTGGCGCAATCCCAAGCAAGGCTTGAAGCCGTATGGAAAACGGCGGCTCAGGATATTGCCAGAGAGGTTCAGACTCCGAGAGCAAAGGGGGGGCGCATGCCAGTGGACACCGGATTTTTAAGAAACAGTTTCGCCGCCGATATCAACAAAACCCCAAGCGGCAACGGCGAAACCCCCTACACGAGCGGGCCAATTAGCATAGTTATAAATCGTGCTAAAATCGGTGACCGTGTAGTATTTGGATTCGCGGCCCAATACAGCATATACATGGAGGCGCGGTATTCCTTCCTCCGCAGCGCCGCCCAAAACTGGCAGCAGATCGTAGATAAAGCAGCGCAGAAAGTCAAAACGAGGGTAGGCTGATGACACCAACTAACACACAAATAGCCACAGCACTCTTTCAGCAGCTATCAGCGGCAACGTTAGGCTACCCCATTGCATGGCCTGGAACAGACTTCACGCCACCAGCAACGGGCGCATGGCTGGAGCCTATGGTTATGCCTAACACCGGCATTGATAACGGGCTGGCTGCGACAGATGCCACCGTACCCCAAGGGCTGTTTCAAGTTGCCGTGTTCGACCGACCAGGGCGTGGGGCTTTGGCTGTGAACCGGGCGGCGGATGATGTAAAGGCCGCATTCCTGAAAAACGCCACGATCACTGGGTTGATCAGAGTGCAGCGCCATCCGTGGAGCTTTGAGATACAACCAGACGCTGATCGGCTATCTGTCATTGTCACCATTCCGTATACAGGTTAAACTGTTGCCTGGCTCGTCGTGATGACGCCCTGTTTTATCTAGCCCCGCTTTTGTGGGGCTTTTTTTGTGCCATCCCTCCCGCTATTTCCAACCCCCTACAATATGGTATACTCCAATAAGCAGTTTCTAGGACTGCCCTCGTCGTGACGACGATATTATCCAAATTTGGAGCACACCCATGGCGAAGCTTACCAGTACCGGTACAATCCTTTCCGTAGTAGCGGGAGACCCCGCCACTTTTACCGCCGCAGATTATGCACTCCTGGCCTTCGTCGAAGTCGGCGAAGTAATTGACCTCCCAGAATACGGCCCGAACGTCCAAGTAGTTGAATCAAATCCCCTTGCCACCGGCATTACCGAGAAGTTCAAAGGTTTCATTAACTTTGGCTCTCAGTCTATGGGTCTGGAATTTGACTCTGAAGACGCTGGCCAGTTGGTTCTTGCTGACGGTGTTGAAGGCTCGACTAAGAACCAGCAGCACTCTGTGAAAATTGAGTATCAAGACGGCTCAATTGACTATTACAGCGCCCGGATCTTCAGCTACACCAAGGCCCCAGGTTCCGCAAACTCTATGGTCGGCTCTACCGTTCAGGTCGAGATTAATACACCCATCGTCCGCGTTGCGGCATAAGGGGTAATGTATGGCTAAGCTCACGAGTACAGGCACAAAACTCTCAGTAATAGCAGAAGATCCCGCAAACTTTACCGAATCTGGCTATGAAGCCATTACGTCGTTTGTCGAAGTTGGCGAAGTAATTGACCTGCCCGAGTATGGTCCGAATGTGCAGGTGGTTGAATCTAACCCCTTGGCAACTGGTATCACCGAGAAGTTCAAAGGTTTTATCAACTACGGCTCGCAAAGCATGGGCTTGGAGTTTGATTCCGCTGACGCCGGTCAGATCATTCTTGCCGCTGGTGTTGAAGGCGCAACGAAGAACACGCAGCACAGTTTTAAAATTGAGTATCAAGACGGTTCGGTAGACTACTACAGTGCCCGCATTTTCAGCTACACCAAAGCGCCAGGCTCTGCAAACAGCATGGTCGGATCGACTGTGCAAGTTGAAATCAACACACCGATCATCCGCGTAGCAGCGGCGTAACGAGTAAACAGTTTTGGCGGGCTAGGGCAACCGAAGAGCGGCTTCATCCACCGTCTGCCCGCCAACCTAAATTGGATGCGTCGCAAGGTATGAGATGATGAAAATCGCAAAAGACGAAAACACCAATATCCTACAAATGTTCGACACCGAATCCGCTTCCGAGTCCGGCTCGTGGTTGCACCTGACCAAGCCCGGCACTGACGGCGATTTGGCCTATGCAGACAAAGGCACAACCAAACCACTCCGAATTAAGCTCAAAGGCCCTGACTCCGGAACGTGGACATCGTTCCAGCGCAAAGCAATGAAGGCCAGCGGCAAGAAAGACAGCCGGACATCAAAAGAGATTGCCCGAGAAGACGCGAACCTGTTTTCCCGGATGACTCTGGAAACCGAAAACATCCCCGGCTATGAAAGCGCTGACGAAGCTGCCTTGATTGATATGTACATCAAGTACAAAGATATCCGCATTCAGGCCCTGAAGTGGGTGATGAATCAGGAGAATTTTACTCAACCGGGCGAGAGCGACTGAGGCTCTGGGCTGGGCAGATAGGATGGATGCACTCAGTACCAAATAGGGCACGTAAAGAAGATAAGCGCAATCGCTACGAGCAGTACGGCGAGGGGCATCCATACACGTGTACGCCTGAGATCAGCGGGCTTGAGTACCTAGCAAACGCGGTTCAGGAGTTGGGCTTGGTTGGTCAGGGCGGTATGTCGATCAGCCCTACAAGCTGGCAAGAAATAGAGAGCTACATTCGGCTAACAGGGTCATGGCTCTCTAGCTGGGACGCTCAAATGCTGATGGAGATGTCGCGTGCATACGTTAACTGGCGAAACAAAGGCAGCGAGCAAGGCGACATTGCAGACGACGTGCCCTATATCGAGCGCAACGAAGAGACGCTAGACGCGATGCAATCGCACCTGATGACAAGTCGTGATAGATCCGCCGAACTGACGGCGCAAGCAACGAAGTAACCGGAGTGCACCAGAATGGATTTAGCGAGCTTAGGTTTCCGCGTCGATAGCTCCGGGTTACGTCGCGCTACTGGCGATCTTGACCGCTTTGACGGACGAGGCCGCAGTGCTACAGCCACGGTTCAGAGACTTGGCACGGCTTTGGTTTCGCTTGGCGCTGCTGCAGTTGTAGCTGGGGCCATAAAAGGCTCACTGGATTCCTTTGCTGAATTTGAGCGCAGGTTAATCGGCGTTGGCAAAACCACCGGCATCACTGGCCAAGCGCTTGCAGGCTTGGGCCAAAGTGTCAGGGAGCTTTCTCGTGATCTGCCTGTGTCAGCCTCTAAGTTGCTGGAGATTGCACAAAGCGCCGGGCAGCTTGGCGTAAACGGCACGGCCAATATCCTCCGCTTCACGGATACTGTCGGGAAGCTGGGCCTGGCTTCGGACTTGTCTGGCGAGCAAGCGGCAACATCTCTTGCGCGAATCCTGACCGTAACCGGCACCGCAATCAGCGAAGTCGATCAGCTTGGCTCGACCATCGTACAGCTTGGCAACAACTTTGCCGCAACAGAATCAGAAATTGCTGCCGTAGCGACTCGCGTATCACAGTCCACCTCTCAGTTTGATGTCAGTGCAGCGCAAGTGCTAGGCATATCCACGGCATTGAAGGCGGTGGGTGTTCAGGCAGAGTCCGGCGGCACCCAGGTAGGGCTTTCTTTCCAGGCTATTAATGACGCGATCCGAAACGGGGGCGATGAACTAGCGCGACTGGAACAGATCACCGGGCGTACTGGTGACGCTCTGCGCGAGGACTTCTTTAACGGCAATTCAGCTAAAGTTTTCCAAGACTTTGTAAACGGCCTTGGCCAGATACAGCAATCTGGCGGAGATGTTTCAGCATCCCTGGAAGCGATGGGCTTAAAAGGTGTACGGGCAACTCAAGTTCTCGGAACACTAGCAACTCGAACTGATGTACTCGCCGACGCGATGTCCCAAGCCAACCGCGAGTGGGACTCAAATATAGCGTTGAACAAAGAAGCGGCCATTGCTTCCGAGTCATTCAGCGCCCAATTACAGCTAGTCAGAAACGCCGCCGACGAAGCCGCTTCAGCCGTGGGTGCGATTATTGCTCCTGCGGCTTTGGAGGGCATGGATTCGTTTCGTGATGCGTCGCTTTCCGTGGCTGACAACATAGACACGCTGGCGGACGCAGCTGCAGTCTTAGCAATTGTTTTTGGCGCAAAAGTTGTTACCGCCATGACGGCCTCGGCAACCGCTACAGTCGTTGCTACAATGGCGTCGATAGAGCAAGCTGCAGCCACAGCAGTGCAGACACGAGCAGAGATGTCTTATCTAAGGACAGTGCAAGGATCTCTGGTTGCACAACTCGCCAACTCCACAAGCACGTCCAGGTCAGCAGTGCTACGGGCGGAGCTAGCGGCAAATACGATTGCCTTGACCGCCGCCAATAATACTTTAACGGGCTCACTTGCTGCCGGTACTTTGGGTGCAAGGGCTGCAACTTTAGCTATGGCTGGCCTTCGCGCATCTATGGCCTTCCTTGGCGGCCCGTTGGGTATTGCCCTGATTGCGGGTGCGTCGTTGTATTACTTCCGTGATGCGTTGTTTGCCACAAAAGTTGAGCTTGGAGAGGCGGGCGAAAAAGTCCGGGCGTTTACCGAAGACATGGAAGACATGACGGACGCGCAGGTGGAAAACAACCGCCTGTCGCTTGCTGATCAAATGCGAGAAAATAAGATTGCCATTGCTGAGGCTGGCGTAGAGCTTGATCGATTAAAAGAAAAGCAAAAAGAATCTCCGATGACTCTAAAAGGGGTTCCAAGTAGCGCAACAATAGACGTGTCGGCTACTGAGAATGATATTGCACGCCTTGCCAAACTTGGTGAGGTCATGGCAGAGGAGTACGCCAAGCTCGGAGTGCGCGTTAAGGAGACAGCAGAAACCGCAGCAGAAATCGCCGCGCGAACCGCACAATCGGCAGCGGAAGCGGTTCAAAAGATCATTTCTGGGCTGCAGGACGAATACCTTCAGCTAACGCTCAACGAAGAACAGCTTCTTCGCCACAAGCTCGCAGTGCAAGGCGCTTCAGAATCACAAATAATCTTTGCACAGAACATTTTAAAAGCCAACCGCGCCATAGAAGAGCAACGTAAACAGGAAGACGCACTGTCCGAGATGCGGCGTGGTGCTGACCCCGCCTTTGCAGAGTTCACCCGCTACGCCGACCAACTCGATGCAATTGATTCGTTCAACATCAGCGCGCGCGAAAAAGAGATTCTTAGGGAAGATCAGCTCAGCAAGCATCAAGAAAATATGGCAGACATTGCAGCGGAGGGTTCAGCGGAACAGGCATCAATAAACAAAGAAGCATCAGGCATTGCAGATAGCCTAATGTCAGAAGAAGCCTCAATTATCGCTTCATACGAGCGCCGCCGCGACATTATTCTTGATAGCACAAATAAGACCGGAGAAGCCCAGAGGAGTTTACTTGTTAAGCTGGAAAAAGAAAGGAACGGTGAACTCGGAGAATTGAATGCTGGCTATTGGGAAAAGTACTTAGCAGCCGCAGAAGATAACCTGCAAAACTTCAATGATCTTAGCAAAACAGTAATAGACAGTTTTACTGCCGGCTTTGGTGATGCCTTTGAGTCTGCGATATTTGATGCTGAAGACTTTGGCGATGCCATGGATGCATTATCAGAAACCATCCTTCGTGGAGTGGTTAACTCACTTGCACAAATAGCTGTGCAGTGGGCCATTAACCAAGCGCTTATACTGGCAGGGATCGGCGTAGAGACAGGCGCTGTCGTTGCCGCTGAGGGTACAAAAGCGGGCGCTGTCGTTGCCGCTGAGGGCGTAAAAACAGGCGCAGTAGTTACCGCTGAGGGCGTAAAAACAGCGGCTGTTGTTACGGGTGCGACAGTCGCTTCCGGCGCTAGTATCGCAGCAACGGCTGCTACCACCACCGCTAGTGTTGCCTCGGCGGGAACCGTTGCGGCGGCCTGGTTGCCTGCCGCACTGGTTGCGTCAATCGGTTCCTTCGGCGCGGCTGCGGTAGTCGGTGGCACGGCTTTGCTTGCGGCCTATGCTCTAATCGGCGGGTTCCAAGATGGCGGCTACACTGGGGACGGTGCAGAGGGAGAAGTAGCGGGCGTCGTCCACGGAAAAGAGTTTGTCATGGACGCGGCAGCGACTAAAAGAATAGGGGCGGGCAACCTTGAGAAAATGAGCCGGGGGGAAAGTGTGCCATCCATAGGCGCACAGGGTGGAAGTGGTGGCAGCGGTGGAGGCGGTATCAGTGTCACCATCAATGACCAGACCACAACATCAACCGGCCACGATGTCCAGACACAAGAAACAACAGGCCCTGAAGGACAACGCCAGATGCAGGTTACGATACGCGACACAGTACGGAGGCAGGTGATGCAAGG